GAATATGAAATAGGAAAAGATGCGTTTGATGAAGCGGCTATGCAGCGTATTATGAATGCTGTTGCAAAATATATGCCATACGTTGAACTAGAGGGATTTGATAGTTCTCAAAGGTCATTTACAGAAGATCCAGGTTTAGGTTCTGTAACAATAACAATTGATTACAGCATACCAAGAGCTTCTATTCCCACAGCAAGATTACAAATAACGTTTGCAGTAACATAAAATATTGCTGAACTATATCTAACATAAGGTGAAACACGATGCCGGTTGATTCCAGACGAACAGTAAACCAAATCGTTAAAGCAAGGAAGTATCTTAACAAAGACTTTGATGCTTTCAGAAACGACTTAGAAGAATACGCACGCACATTCTTTCCAGATCGCTTGCAAGACTTTTCTGCAAACGGCTTTGGAGGTTTGCTGCTAGAACTGGCATCATATGTTGGTGACGTTCAAAGCTTTTATTTGGACCATCAGTTTGGTGAGCTAAATGCCGAAACAGCTGTTGAATCAAAGAACCTAGAAAAGCTATTAAGAGAAGCTGGAGTGCAGATTGTTGGAGCGGCACCAGCCGTTCTTCCTGTTACTTTTTACTTTCGTATTCCAGTTAACTCACAAGGAAAATTTGACACAACTGCTTTGCCTATTGTTAAACAAGGAACAGTTGTTAACTCAAATCGTGCAATACAGTTTCAACTAATTGAAGATGTTAATTTCACCGTTACAAAAAGCAATGGAGAACCAGCAAACAATATCACATACACAGTTGGTGATGTTGATAACAACAACAATCCAGCAAACTACATTTTCTCAGCAACTGGAAACTGTTTAAGTAACATTACATACAACGAATCATTTACAGTTAATGGTTTCGAACAGTTTAAACGTTATACGCTGCAAAACAGAGACGTAACCGATATTATCTCTGTTGTTGATAGTGATGGCAACAATTACTACGAAGTAGAGTATCTAACGCAAGATACAGTTTTTAAACTTGTTCAGAATCGAAATCCAGCTTCTGCATCACCACCAACAGAACAATACGTGGAAGCTAACCTAGAAATTCAACCTGCTCCGTTTAGATTCTATAAAACAACTTCTTTAGCAACAAGACTAACAACTTTAACATTCGGTGGTGGTTCTGGTCAAACAATGAATGATGACCTTGTGCCCGATCCATCCGAAGCAGCTTTGCCTTTGTATGGTCGTAAGAACTTTTCCAGATTTACTATCGACCCAAACAACTTGTTAAGAACATCAACATTAGGTGCTATAGCTCCAGATGTAGTTGTTTATGTAACATATCGTGCTGGTGGTGGTTTAAATCACAACGTTCCAAATCAAAGTATAACAGAGATAGCAACGCTGATTACAGAGTTTCCAAACGGTCCAACCTCCACAGTAGCCAGCGATGTACGTGCTTCAGCCGATGCAAACAATAATGCTCCTGGTGCTGGTGGTGCAGACCCTCCAACTCTAGATGAACTGCGCTTACAAATACCTTCAGCCAGAGCAGCACAAAGCCGTATTGTAAGCAAAGAAGATTTAATGGCAAGAATATACTCGCTGCCAGCAAACTTTGGCCGTGTTTATCGTGCTAGTATAAAAAACAATCCTGATAACCCAAACAGTGCATTGCTTTACGTTCTTTGCCGAAATGACTTAAATCAACTTATCCTTGCTCCAGACCTTCTTAAAAAGAACTTGCAAGTTTATCTCAATCAATATCGTATGATTTCAGATGCTATTGACATTCTGGATGGTAGAATCATCAACCTGCAAATCAACTATGACATAACAGTTGACCCAACGTTTAACCGTCAACAAGTATTGCAAAACGTGCAAGCAAAATTGGTAGACTATTTCGATGTTGGAAACTATCAAATGGATCAACCTTTAATTCTTGACGACGTAAGAAACATTATTTACAACAACGTTGGTGTTTTGGGTGTTAGAGGTATAACTGCAACTAATGTTACTGGAACAGTTGGTGACAGAGTTTATAGCAGCGTTAGATACGATATTACAACCAACTTAATCAACAACTCTATTCTTATTCCTCCACCTGGAGGCATGTTTGAAATCAAATATGTTAACTTCGATCTGATAGGTCGCACAGCTGCTTAGGAGACACCATGTATCGCATTCTTAAAGCTGACAAAGACAGTTACGTTACTAACAAGCTTATTTTCAGCAGCAAAACAGCTTTGTCCCGCAGTACTGATGCTAATGTAGGTCAAGCTGGAACAATTGATTTATTCAAGTTGTACAACGTAACTCCTGTTGCTAGTGGAACATCTGGAATAGAGATAAGTCGTGGTGTTATTCACTTTGATTTAACTACCCTTAAAGCTCTTACAAGTTCTTTGTTAGATGTTACAGACCCAAGTTTTAAAGCTTATTTGTCCATGAAAAACGTTTATGGTGGACAAACAGTTCCATCAAACTTTGTGCTTGTTGTTAATCCTCTTGGAAAAGATTTTACTGAAGGAAGAGGTAACGACGTTATTGGATACCGTGATTTAGATGCAGTTAACTGGTTTACAGCTTCTATTGATGGTGCAAACATAACCACATGGACAAGTGGTGGAATAACATATGCTGGAGACACATCAGACGTTAATGCTGACTATTATCTATCTGGTTCTTCTATTCTTGGTTATGTTCCACTATCATTCTCTCAAAGCTTTCCAAGAGGGGACGAAGACCTTTTTATTGACGTTACAGCAGCAGTTTCTGCTGCAATAACAGGAGAAATACCTGATTATGGTTTTCGTATAGCTTATTCTGGTTCACAAGAAACAGACACAGTTACACGATTTGTTAAACGTTTTTCCTCAAGACAAAGTAGAAACACGAATATACATCCAGCACTTGTGGTAAAATACAACGATAGCTTTTTCGACAACCAAGTTCAATCGTTTTTTGATTATCCAAACAAAATAGGCTACTATTATTCACCATTTGGTGTTGAATCAAACTTTATGTCTGGCAGCACTGAGGTATCTGGTTCTGGAAGCATTCAGCTTGAGCTTATTGCATCTAAGAGTGTGTATGTTACAGCAACAACATATAGTTTCAGTCATTCAATGTCGATAAGTTACACTTCAGCAAGTTGGAATTATTTTTCTCAAAGCTTTACTGGTTCTCAAATAAGTTTTGGTGGTTTATATCAAACCGGAAGTTATTATGCTGATGTGTTTATTCCTTTGAATATAACAGGATTATCTGGGGTGTTACGATCAGACAACTCCGTAGAGTTTAAATCTGTTTGGAAGTCGCTGGATAATACTGTTATATTCGCTACAGGGTCAAGTATAACTCTAAGAACGCTTCAAGGCAGCAAGACCATTGTGAACACACAAAACTATGGTATTAACATCACCAACCTTGAAGAAACTTATATCAACACGGCACCAACAACTCTTCAAGTTTTTGTGTATGACTTTGATCCAACACTTCAAAGCTTTTACTTGCCATATAACGCTAAACCAAAAGTGTTTAAGAAAATGTATTGGAGATTAATTGATCCATTTACAAAGGAAATATTGATTCCATTTGATGATGTTGGTACAAAGTTGTCGGCTGATGGTGGTGGTATGTACTTTACTTTGTACATGCAAGACCTTCCAATCAACAAACCTTTAGAAATACAGTTCTTAATCAAAGAAAACAATGAAAGTTACTTGATTGAAAATCAAGGTTTTAAGTTTAAGGTTGTAACAGCATGACAACATTATTGTCACCAACTCAAAGACTGGTTCGTGTTAGACCAGGGGTTTTTAGTCCAACGCTTGTTCGTGGAATAACAAATCCAGATGGTGGTTTAGCATCGTTTTCAACAGAAAACGCAGAGTTTTTAGCAAATGCACCTGTTGCAGAAACAGGTAGTTTTCGTTATGATCCTATTGGTTCTGGTATCAAAAGCACTCAACAGTTAAATGTTGATTGGAGTTTGTTTGAAAACCATGTGTTTTTCAACAGTGCTCAAGTAAAAGTTAACTCAGCGTTTAATAAAATCTTTGACAGATATCCTTTTGACGGAACCAAAAAAGAAACCGAGTTGTTTTTTGACCAAATGACAGGTTTTGAAC